CGTCATCTTAGCAATTTTCTTGAACATTCCAGCAAGGAGAATCTGGTTGAACACAGTATTCAACGGTGCTGTTACAGGAACACCCGATGGCATTCCTCGCCTCCGAACCCAAACGTAGTTTTTCCAAACCATGTACGATTCCAGGTACGTACTGACGATGTTTCGTCTTACCTTTCCCAAATCATCACCATACCATGAGGTGACGACATCGGCGACAACATGTCCCGATTCTTGGTCACACAAAGCCTCCCAGGCCTCGTAGTCTCCATCGAAAGCGGCATTCGACGTGTTTTCGTTCAAGAAGTTTCTCAAACGCGTCCACATCTCATGCCAATCCCGACTTCCTTTGTCCATTCCAATACAGCTGGAACTTCTACCACGAGTCCTAGTCAGATGTTCACAGAAAGCACCAAAGTACTTTCTAACTAAGCAGACCAACCACATCGGACATTTCTCAAATGTCCGACACCTTCCTTGGATGATTTTCGATTCCTTCAACAGTTCGTCCTTCAAGTCAGGAGCAATAGTAGCATTCACCATTCTCCCGTCAGCGTAGAGTTGTTCTATTCGTGCAAACTCCGCACGAAAAGACTCCCTCATTCGCCATTTCCCATTCGCCTCTTCTTCAAACAAAGCTTTCCGGGTCAACCCACGTGATACATGGGGATAACCGGGCGACTTTGACATGTCAAGACCAGGGGATACTTCAAAACCGTTGACAGTTTCGGATTCATCCAACAGACGTTTTGGTGTATTGGTTGAGACGCCATAAATCTCACGAGCTACCGCGGCCCCGTAACGAAGATACTCTCCTTCGACGGGCAAACGATAAGTGAGATGTTTGGCTTCCTCGGACAACACCATGTCCGAGCGTTTTACGCTTGGCGCCATATTCGGTGGCCCAAACACCCCAAACGCTGGAGTTTTCCGTAATTCAGTCTTTGTGTTTGGCTCATGAGCCAAATCGGTGGAAAAGACTTCCGCGACATTGCCAGGAGGGCAATTCACGCCGGGTCTCGCACCCAGTATTCCCAGCTCCCATTGAAAGGAGCCCCCGATTTTCTTCGCTTCTTCATCATCAAGTCTGGTATCGGTACCAACTTGCAATTCTTCCAACAGATCTCGGCTAAGTTGGGACATATACGCGACAGTACCATTATGGGCACTGGCAGTATGTATCCCAACAGCCAAGAACGGGTGTTCCTCCATGAACACCGGGGCTCCACAATGACCGGGAGCCAAAGGACACGAAGGCACCTTATATTCGAAACTAGGTCCTACAACCACTTTTCTTCCATTGAGTAAATCAACTTTAGAATCTTGGAAACAGGACTCATCGTAACGAGCCAATATGGCACCAGCGTATTCTTTAGAAACGACATCTTGTCCGTTCAGCAACTTCACAGTTCTGACCACGGACGCGTCAGGGCGGATGGCCCTAACGTCTTCTTTTCTCGCAAAACACGAGACAATGGAACGGAATCCAATCACAGGAGTCTCAGTATTATAGATACTAATATCTGTATACTGACGCTCAAATGACTGGACACGCAACTTGGTCGGATTGAAACGAAAGCTCATTCTCTCATAACCACCACTCAATGTGGCACGCTCGATGGTAATTAAATCATCGGCGACTACTTTCCTGACTGAAACCCAAAAATGGGTCGGGATCAGGATTTCATGGTCATTCAAGAACAAGGCATTCATCACAACCTTTCCAGCTGTTCCACAATCTCGTCTTATCACGACTTGGTTTTTCCCTACTTTTTCTCGTGCGGCTAGGGAACTGCCGCCGGCTTCGTGGTCAACATGTTTGTCACCACTCTTTACAGCCCTTCCTTTTTTGGTTTCCAGACTTCTGGCTCTAATTGTGTGAGATTCAACATCAACCTCACTCCACTTGGCATACGCTGCTATGGCTAGCATTGTAGCCAAGGCAGAACCACAAACCAGTAAACCATTAAAGAAAGTGCCATAAGCTTTCCCGACATTATCTTCGGCATCGGGAACCTTCCAAATTGTCTGCACCATGGCGGTGTAGTTCTTTCCCCTCACTCCTGAGCGGGACATCTTTCCAACGTTTTCCTTCGCGACTCCAGCCAACTTACCAATGTCAACTCGACGACGTTCACGCACCCAGAAACAATAATCAATCATTTCATCATACGAAAACGTCCTCGACTCATCATCAGTAATCGATTTCACCACGATTTCTCCTTCAGCAGTCTTCTGCACCAAACCTTCATCGTCATACACCGGACGGGGATGACACTTCTCATAGAATTTCTTTCCAGGATTCTCAAGTGGGGACAGACGGTCCGCACCATCTTCTTTCTTTCCCTCGGTAGGGATCAACTTGAAGGTCAAGTGCACCCTTTTTCGCATTAAATCATTCTGGATCGAATAGGCTCTAGGGTCGCTCTGGAATGTAGCAACCACATCCTTGGGC